ATCTGGACTGGTTGTGCTAATGGGAAGACAAGATTAGCACCAGATCCACCTGGTTTACCCCCACGAATTGATGGAGTTGATTTGTTTGTACTTTGAGAATTGGGATTTGGTGTGCTAGATCCTCCTCCAGAGGAAGACCCTTCACTGTTTCCACCTTTATCTGACTCTGTATTTACTCCATCAATCTTCATTTGATCTTTATAACCTAAGTCTCTTAGATTTAATCTCTGAGTTTTATCAGCATTCTCGTTAAGGTTTTTGATATTTGCAGATTCTACTTGCGACTTGACCTGACTTCTTAATTGTTTCTGTAAGTTTCTAGTATTAAACCTTGACTGCGATCCACTAGCAGGTTTGAATCCAACCAATTCTTTTTGAGCAGCAGCATCTCCACCACTAAAATTGAGTGCTCCTCCATCAGCGGCACTACCAGTCCCAATTGTTTTTCCATTGTAAGTGGCTGTATAAGCTCCACTATTTAAATCAGTGGTAAGAACCACTTTTTTGCCATTGATGTTTAGATTTTTGGTGGACGTTGCCATTTAACTTCTGCGGAATTTTGCGTAGTTAATATCAAGTAAGTCTAGAAGTTCTTCTTCATCAACTCTCATCATCTTTCCCATCACTTCAGGGAACGTATAATTTCTTGACTTTCTCCAATGAAAGTTAAAACCTTTCCATCCCCACTGTTCTATAGATGTAATCACAACCAGAGGGTATTCATCGTATGTAATGTTTGCTGTCTTAGGTCTATAAAGATATGTATAAAAAGCTCCAGGTCTCTCTGGAATCAGTTCACTTTCACCTAAGATCTCCATCAGTGCTAACATCTTGTCATCAGGATCTTTAAGTTCGATCAGATCATTTTTATGTGCTCTGATTCTGTTCCCTCCAGATGGGTTGTAAGTGATGCTCATAATCCTAACTCTTTCTCAGTTATGATTTTGAAGTTCCATAGTCTGTCTTTGCAGAATTCAGTTGCTGCTTTCCACTTGGCAATGTTCACAGCATAGGTGGCGGACTCGGTAAGATACCTTTTTGTGTTTTTCTTGGGTCTCTTAGGTTCCATCGTTTGCTTATGAGGTTTGACCTCCACAATAAATTTCTGCGTCCTGCCAGATTTGTTTCTGATTGAGATGTAAAAATCAGGAAAATAACGATGCACCCTACCGTCAAGCGGCGAGATATATGGGATGACAATTTCTTCGGAACCCCACTCCAGAATGTTTTCATTGCGATCACACCAGTTCATAAATTTGAGTTCCCAGAGGGAACGATAGATAATATTTGTCGGATCACCCTTGTATTTTGTATAATTACTGGGACGGAATTTTCCCTTGTAACTCATCGCCTACATATTATAGGAACACTATTCTTATTTAGATGGCTAACGGTAAGGTAGCATATCATAATGGGGGAGGAGCGGGCATATCAGCATTCGTAAAGAAGATGACTGATCTTGCTCAAACGTCACATTTCCAGTTGGATATGACTGGACTGTCGAAGTTTCCTTTTGGTAGTAGATTTATCACAGAGCACTTGAATTTAATGTGCTCAGAAACATCTCTTCCTGGGTCTAGATTTTCTACAGGAGATGATACTACCTATCACGGTATTACATCCAAGGTAGCATACAGAAGAGATTTCTCTGAGTTATCTTGCACATTTTATGTTGATAATAATTATGATACTATTGCTGCATTAGAAGCTTGGATGCATTATATTCATAGTCCAGATGGATTTGATTCTTATATTGGTAATAGAGAGGGACTTGCATACACTAGATTTAGATATCCCAGTAAGTACCAATGCAATATTTACCTGCTGAAGTTTAACAGAAGTTATAATCAAGATAGTCAACCACTCGGAGTTCCTGGGCAGAATCAAAAGATCACTTATACTTTCATCGATGCGTTTCCAATCAATTTGAGTTCAATGCCAGTGTCTTATGGTGGTGGTGATGTGTTAAAAGTATCTGTTGATTTTTCATATAAAAGATATATTCTTGATCTTGCTGGTGCTACAACTCAAGGAACAAACACTAAGCCATCTACACCACAATTCGGTGTAGACAACACAGGTTTGCAAGGTCCTAGCAACCCACTTGGCAATCAAACAAACAGCTTTAATTATGAGTCCAAGTCAAATAAAGGCACAAACGAATACTATAATAACTTTGGTGATCCTGCTCAGGATAACACAAACTTTGGTAACTTCTTTAATGGAAAGAGGGTTGATAAAGGTGTTCTTGGAGCGGAGGCAATAGCATAATAAATAAAACACACTGAATTGTATTAAGGATTATGCCTTTACCTAAGATTGCAACTCCTTCTTATGTGGTTGAACTGCCATCCACTCAGAAGGATATTGAGATCAGACCCTTCATTGTAAAAGAAGAGAAACTTCTTGTATTGGCAATGGAGAGTCAAGATACCAATGAAATTTCTCACGCTATTAAGAACGTTCTTCAAGCTTGTATTCTCACTCCAAACATCAAGGTAGATGAACTTCCAACTTTTGATATTGAATATCTCTTCCTGATGATTCGTGGTAAGTCAGTTGGTGAAGAGATTGAAGTCAATGTGATTGCTCCCGACGATGGAGTCACTGAAATTCCAGTCAAAATTTCTATCTACGACATCAAAGTAACTAGAAACGAGGATCATAATTCGATCATTCAACTGGATGATAAACTCAGTATGAAGATGAAGTACCCATCTTTGTCTCAGTTCATTGATCAAAACTTTATCACTGATGGCGATTCTAATGTAGAAAAAACCTTCGGTCTCATTGCCAGTTGCATTGATACGATCTTCAATGAGGAAGATGCTTGGGCAGCATCTGATTATAGTGATAAAGATCTGCAAGAATTTGTTGAACAACTTAGTTCTAAACAGTTCAAACAAATTGAGAAGTTCTTTGAGACAATGCCAAAACTTTCTCACAAAGTTAAGGTAAAGAACCCCAACACTAAAAAAACAAGTGAAGTAGTATTGGAAGGACTGAATAGTTTTTTCAGTTAGGTATGTCTCATATGACCCTTGAGGCATACTTTAGAATTAATTTTGCCTTAATGCAGTTCCATAAATACTCTTTGACAGAGATTGAAGAAATGATCCCGTGGGAACGGGACATTTATATTGAACTCTTAAAGCAACATATTGAGGAAGAAAAACAGAAACAGCAAGCAAATGGATCTTGACGATCTCCTAAAATCTATCAGAGAAGAGAAAGACGAGGAGATTCCTGAAGGTCTTGATGACTTGCTGTCTTCTATCAGGGGTGGAGACAAGAAGACTGTTGACATCAAGAAGGTTATTGGTGATGAGAAAGTAGAAAAATATAGAATGGAGTTGGTTGCTGAGGGAAAAATCCCTGGCACCAAAGAGAATGCATCTCCAGAGGAGATTAAAGAGGGATTCAAGTTATACAGAAAAGACAAGCAAGAATTCAAAACTTTTGTAGAGAAAGTTCTACAGAAAAAAGCAGCTGCAGGTGGTGGCGATGGAGGAATGCGACTTCCTCCAGGAAATATTCCCACTCCTGGTCCTTCTGCTAAGCCAACTCAATTACTTCTTCCTGGAACTGCAGATACAAAGCAAGAACAACAGGAACAAGAAAAGAAAAAAAGAAAGGCAAGAATCAAAAAAGATCCTTTGCTTGAGAAGTTAGATGCTATTCTCAAGAGTACAACTTCAATTGAGAAGTTGATGGCAAGAGATCTTAAACTGGATAAAGAGATTGCCGAAAGAGAAAGAAAAAGACTAGAGAGAGAAAGAGGAGAGAAGAAAGAAAAATTTAGAGAGCAGTTCAAAAAAATGATCGGTGCTCCAGTGAAGAAACTCCTGGCACCAGTGAAGAATCTTTTTGATATGATCGTTGATGCCATTACTAAGATCTTCTTAGGTGCTGCATTGATGCGTCTGTTAGATTGGCTTGGAGATAGAGAGAACCAGAGGAAGTTGGGGAACATCTTCAAGTTCTTAAGTAAGTTTTGGCCTGCTTTTCTTGCTCTGTACCTAGCATTTGGTAATGGATTTAGCAGAGCAATCTTGGGAATGACGGGTAAGTTGATAATGCTCATCCCACGTCTCCTTAAAGCAGCAGCAGGACTAGCAAAAGCAGCATTTACTATGCTGAAAAATGCACCACCCTGGGCAAAAGTTGCATTGGCAGGAACAGCATTGTTTACTGCTGGCGCTGTGATTCCCAAATTGATGCCAGGAACTGTTGATAAGCAGGAGAGAAAGACTGAAGCTGCACCTGGTTCCAAGGAAGAGAAGATTGAAAAACTAAAGCAACAGAAAAAGAATCTTAATCCGTTGCAGTTGATGCAAGGTGTTGGTTCTGAGATTGATGAACAGATTTATAAACTAGAAACTGGAAAGACCAAAGCATACTCTGGCGGCGGGTTCGTATCAAATTCATCTTTTAATTCCAAAAATGTCGGAAAAAATTTCGCGCCAAAAAATGACTCTATTACTTTTTCAGGATTCTCTGGAGGAGGAGTAGCACAAGGAACAGATACTGTTCCTGCTATGTTAACTCCTGGTGAATTTGTTATGTCTCGTGGTGCCGTCAGTAAGTTTGGTGTTGGTACACTTGAAGCAATGAATGCTGCTGGTGGTGGAACAAACAGACCCAGACTATTAGGCGGTATGACATATGCTCAGGGTGGAGGTCAAGTTAATAGAAGAGGTAGAAAAACTAGCAATGCTACTAAACCAACTGGTAACACCTCAAACGAAAAGGATACTGATAAGGGAACTAAAACAAAATTAGAGGGAACTGGTGGTGGTCCAGCAGTCATCTCTGCTGGTAAACAAATTCTTCAGAAAGGTTTTACCGTTGCTGAGCATCCTAACTTCAGAAAGAATAATTGGTCTCGTCAAGGACCTAATACTGGAACAGGATTTAATGCTGGTGGAGGAGAAAGAGTAGGTGGTCACTCAAATGGTTCTGCTCACTATAAAGGTTTAGCAATTGACGTTACTGATTGGAGATCTGGTGACTGGTTAGGTCGAACCAGCGCACTTGCGGAGTCCATCTATAAAAACAGAGCTGCACTTAAGGTTACTCAGATTATTCACGACCCTTGGGGATCTTGGTTTGCTGGCGAAAGCGGTAAGGGAGGTGCCATCGGTGGCCACGGAACACACCTTCACTTAGCATTTGCTGGTGGTCCTGGGAGTGGATCTATTGGCGATCCTGCATCAACTGGTGCTGGTGGTGGTAGTTATGCTGGTGGCGGTGGATCTGGCGGAGACGGAGGCAGCGGTGCTGGTGGTGGAGGAGGTGGTTTTGTAGCAGATCCTAACTTTAATATGGGTCCAGGTTCAGCAGCTGCTGATACTTCTTACTTAGATCCTGGTAGGTTTATGCCTGGTGCAAACTTCCTATCAGCAGGAAACTTGAGTACAGATAAGAATAGTTTTCTTAATCAAGTTAGTAGGAGAGAGCAACAAAGAGGATCTCAGAATGCAGCATACCTGAACGGAACTTCTCCATCTGATTTGACACAAAAGTCTGGAGGAATTGTTGATCTATCTTCTGGTGGAACAAATGCTACGACTCAAGCCTCTGCTCCAACAAGGGGAACTACTCAGAGAGGAGTCAGTCCAGAAGATGAACTTAATATGTCAATCTACGGTATAAGAGCTCTTCATAATATTATATTCTAATGGCATTACCAGCACTACTAGGCGCAGCAGGAAAATCATTAGTCAAATCCACCTTTGGTAGTGGGAAAAAAGGTGCAGCTGCAGAATCTTTTAGACAAAAACCTTCTGAGAGAAGAGATAATACTGAAAGAAAAGGTGGTGCAATTGTTCCTGTGTCTGTGGCAGAGACACGTCCAACTTCTGCAATCGTTCCTTTTACACCTACAACACCTACGAAAACAGCAGCAGCTGCTGGAGCAGAAGGTATTGAAGGAAAGGTTGAAAGAATTAGAGTATCTGTAGTCAATATTGAGAGTTACTTTAAGACAAAAATAAAAACAAAGAAAGACTCTATGCGAAAGCAGAGAGTAAAGAAAGAAAAAGAGAAGGGAAATTTAAAAGAACAGGAGAGAGAGGCAAATAAGCAAACAAAATCTAAAGGAGTTGGTGATAAACTCCTTGCCAAACCAAAGGGTATTTTTGACCTGATTCTTGGTGCTATCACTAAGATTTTAATGGGTGCATTGTTGATGAGGTTGTTGCCTCACTTTGATAAACTCAAAGGTATTCTAATAACGGCAGTAGAAGTTGGTAAATTTCTACTTGATTGGACTGGAAAGATACTGGATGGGTTAGTAACCTTTGTATCTTGGGGAATAGATGCATATGATTCTACTTTAGGATGGATCAATCAGAATATTGGCGAAGGAGCAGCAAAATTAATCGAAGATATTAGCGGTCATATCGTTAATATTATCAATGCTGCAATCATTATTGCTTCAGTTGCTGGAGCAATGGGATACAATCCTCTTGATAGATTAAACAGAAATAGAACTCCTAGAGGTTCAACTCCCAGCGGTCCAACAACAGTAAGACCAACGACTCCTAGAGTAAGTGCGCCTGGAGTATCTCCGACTGGTCGTCCAAGACCAGCAGCACTGATTCAGAGAAAGTTTGGTCACAATGCTGCTAATGCTTTTCAATTAAAGTATGATGCTGCAATCAAAGCAGGAAGAAGTCCTACCCAGGCACTGACCACTGCTAACGCACACGTTAACAAACTGATTAGTAGTGGTAGGATCACAGCCGCACCACAGACAGGTTCTCTTGCTGGTGGTAAAGGTGGAAGTACGATCTTAAAAGGAGGTTTTCAACGATCTGCCAACAGATTTGGGATTAAACTCTTTGGAAAGGAGGCGATGAA